CGACGGCGGGCCCCTCCCTATCAGCATTTACGCCAACGCCGTGGACAGCATTATCCAGCTGGACAAAACCTACGAACAGTTTCTATGGGAACGGGATACCGGAAAGCGGCGCATGGTATTAGACCGGGGCGTTGCGGTCAAGGACCCGATCAATGGAAAGCCCGCAATCCCTTTTCGTGAGCTTGCCAGCGACTATTACATGACCATCGACATGCCTGTGGATAAGCCCTGGGCGGACTATACGCCGGAGCTGCGGGGGGAGCATTATAAATCCATCTTTGATACTCAGCTTCGGATTTTGGAAATGCAGACTGGTTTTTCTCAAGGGACCTTTAATATCGATATCCAAACCGGGAGGGTAACGGCCACCCAGGTGATCAGTGACGACCGCACCACCTACAACACCGTCAAGGCGGTGCAGGACCGGGGCATGACCTCCGGGCTGATCGACGCTCTATATTGGTTTGACGTATATTCAACGCTGTACCGCCTGGCCCCAGCCGGAGCCTTTGAGCCTTCCGTCACCTATGGAGATTCCATTTTTGAGGATACCGGTGTGGAATACTCCCGCAGGAAGGCAATGGCGGACAGCAAATACATCAGGCCGGAGCTGCTCACAAGCTGGTATTTCGGCGTATCAGAGGAGGAAGCGAAAGCCATGCTTCCAGAACCGGAGACGCCGGAAAACATATTGTTCGGGAGTGATTAACCATGCTCTCCCCTGAATATATCGACCACCTGCCCGACCGTGTTGTTGAGCTTTACGCCGACCTGGAAATCAGGATTCTGGAGGATATGGCGCGGCGCATTTTGAAAACCGGAGCGTTGACGGAAACCGCCCAATGGCAGATGTGGCGGCTGGAGCAGATCGGGGCGGAACGGGAATTTATCCGATACCATTTACAGCGCCTTACCGGGAAAACCCAGGGGGAGATTAACGAACTGCTTGCAGAAGCCGGAGAAAAAGCGCTGTATTATGACGATCAAATCTACCGGGCAGCTGGTTTAAGCCCAAAAGCGCTGCGGGACAGCGAGGCTTTGCAGAAAATAATTAAAGCCGGCTCCG